ATAATATGAAATTTCTAAAATTTGAATTTGAAAACGAAGCCGAATGGCTAACAATAAAAGATAGCCTTTATGAAGATGGGGTATTGATTCCCGAAGTAACGGCAATCCACGAAATAGGAAACATATGCCTTGCTACTAACGAAGAGGGCGAGTGTATAGACCTTAGTACTAAGTACGCAGTTGATATGCTACTAGCAGTAGAGCTCGATGAGCTTGCACCTTTTGTGGTCTATCCTAATCCTTGCGGTGTTCATATATTTGCGGGATGGGCTGAGACTTATACGGCTGAGTTTTGCAGCATTTACCCCGATAGTCCTTATTGCGTTATACCCGATGAAGATATATCTGAGTAGTATAACAACCGCATTGGTATTATTCTTTGCACCTATTAAGGGCATAATATTAATGGTGGCTCTTGCTACTATTATAGATACTTGCTTTGGCGTATGGAAAGCTGTAAAGCTTGGAGAGGATGTGACAAGTAAGATATTCAGAAAGGGACTATTGTCTAAGCTTCTTACCTACGTAGCGGCAACGATGCTAATATTTGCCTCTGATGTGTTTATTATAAACGAGCTAACAAGGAGCTTAGTAAGCGTTGACTTTATATCTACCAAAATACTATCGTTAGTGCTAGTAGCTATAGAGGTTAAGAGTATGGACGAGTCGTTTATCAAGGTAAATGGATACTCGTTTATTGACAGGGCTAAGTCTATTATTGTAAAGATAAAAAACATTAAGGGTCAGTTGTAATGGATAAGATCACTATCGATAGGATTGCAACACTGCATCCTAAGATTAGGGAAAGGATCTTAGATGCATACACGCACATAAACAATAAGCTTCTAGGTAAAGGTGTAAGGCTAAGGTTTGCCTACACTAGCCGGAGTATTCAAGAGCAGGATGAGCTATACGCACAGGGCCGTACAAAACTTTTCGACAACAACGGAAAGCGTCTAGGCATAGTGACAAAAGCAAAGGGAGGTCAGAGTATACACAACTACCACCTAGCGTGGGATATTGTTTTGCTAATTGATAAAGATAATAATGGTATATTTGAATCCGTAAGTTGGGATACTAAAGCTGATTTTGATAAGGATGGTACTGCAGATTGGGACGAGGTTGTAAGATACTTTAAATCAATCGGTGCTGTATGGGGTGGTGATTGGAAGTTTACTGACAAGCCACACTTTGAGATTACATTTGGTAAGACTTGGAAGGATTTAAAGAAACTTCAGGACAGCGGTCAGATAATATCTGAGGTTGTTAACGGTAAAAAATACGAATATGTCAGAATATAAAGATAAGCTAACGGATCAAGAACTTTCATCAATAAAAAGGTTGGTGTCTGATTACGATAGCATTAAGATTCAGCTTGGCGATACTGTTATTGCACAGCACTCTCTTATGTCAAAGCTAGAGGGCGTAAAGAACGCGTACAACAGCATCGAGTCAGGGTTGATTGAGACTTATGGGCCCGATGCGGTCTTTAATATGGAAACAGGTGAAATAAAACAAAAATAAAATGGCAATAATAAGCACATACCCAATAGACGCTACGGTTACGTTAGCAGATAAGTTAATAGGAACTGACGCTGAAGACTCAAGCAAAACAAAGAACTACACAGTAGGAAGTATTTTAAACTTAGTAAGCGCATCAGCTACAAGTGTTTTGTATGCTTTTTCTACGGTAAATCAAGCCCCTAGTGTGTTAGACACACCACTACAAGTAACATTTGGTGCTGCACAGAATACTGCAACAGACCCTGTGATGCTTGACGCATTAGGTAATATTACATTTAACCAAACAGGTATGTACTTGTTTAATGGTTTTGGTAATATTGAGAGACAAGGTTCTTCAGGAGGAGTTTCTGTTTTATTATTCAGAGCTTTAATAGATGGCGTTCAGGCAGGTGTAGTTAAAGGGTTTGACTTAAGTTCAATAGGTATTATGTTCCCTTACGAGACTACTACTATAATAAACATTACTGAGGTTGGAACTGTTCTTACTTGGGAGATACTAAGAGACTCTTCGGGAGTTAACCAAGGTGGTATGTATACTCATACTGCTTCAAGTACTTGGGATGATGTTCCATCAGCTCAAATTCAAATATTTAAGTTCTCATAATGGGAGCAATTAGAAAGATATCAATAGGACCTGATTACAAGTCAGGAGCTATGCACTACATAGTAGGGCAGGATGTCTTGGGCAATACGCATAAAATACATTTAATCAAATTTAATAATAAAAACTCAATAGAGATATGGATCGAGCACAGTGATGAGGTACTACTTTGGAAAGAGTTCTCAGAAACAGTGCCTATATCGATTGAGTATAATATAAACTTTTAATGAAATCACCGTTTAATTTTATAGTAAGGCCACTAGATGGCAAGAGGTACAATAATATAAAAAAAATTGGTGACGTAGACTTTATAGTTAGCACCTCAGAGGAGGACTACAAGTCGGCTAATAGATACGGTGAGGTTGTTGAAACACCAATAGGGTACTCAGGACCTATAAAGATAGGTGACATACTTCTTGTACACCACAATGTTTTTAAGTTCTACAACGATATGAAGGGTAACCAAAGGAGTGGAAGGAGTTTTTTTAAGGATGACTTATTTTTTGTGGACTCAGAGCAGTTCTTTATGTTCTACAACGGTGAGGAGTGGACCGCATACGACAAGTATTGCTTTATAAAACCAATCCCTACGATTGAGTCGTACATATACAAGCCGTTCGCAGAAGAGCCTCTTATGGGCAAAATTAAGTACGTAAACGAGTACTTAAAGAGTAAGGGCGTTAAGAGTGGTGACACAGTTACATTCTTGCCTGACACTGAGTACGAGTTTAATATTGATGGTGAGAAGCTTTACAGAATGTACGACCACCACATAAGTATGGTGATATGAGCTCAAAGGATACTAAGCTAAGGATAATACAGGCGGGACACGCAGCCGTTGAGCAGCTAATTAAGGTTGCCAAGGAGGATATTATTAAGAACGATGACGGTGAGGATCTATCTGCGGATAGACTAAAAAATGCAGCGGCTACTAAAAAGCTCGCTATATTTGATGCGTTTGAGATTTTAAACAGAATAGATGCGGAGCAGGAGGCTATAGAGTCTCTAGAAAAGAATCCGAATAAGGTACACACAAAGGGAGGATTTGCAGAAGGAAGAGCAAGATAGCATATACAGGGTTGTACAAGACTACATACCTAACACCGTTAGGGCCACCAAGAACAAAGCAAAGTCTTGGGTGTATGGCTATGACGAAAAATATGATTTCATTGTAATATCTAAGGACGGCACGGTAGGAGATATAGTGGATATACAGGGCCTAAAGATAGGTCTTCCGTTAGCACCTAGGTTGTGTCCTCAAAGACACAAGAAGCCGGAGGAACAGTATTGGGAAAGGATGCCAATCCCTAAAGAGCTATCAAGAATACAGTCTATATTTCAATGGAACGAAAAGCCATCTCAGTTTAAGGATAGGTGGGTTGACTACATTGAGGAAGAGTTTGACTACAGAGAGAGGGGCTATTGGTTTATGAATAATGGTAACCCTACCTACATAACAGGGTCTCATTATATGTACCTTCAGTGGGCGTCTATTGACGTTGGATACCCTGACTACAGGGAAGCTAATAGGATCTATTGGATTTTTTGGGAGGCTTGCAGGGCAGACGAAAGAAGCTTTGGGATGGTCTATCTAAAAATTAGACGTTCAGGGTTCTCATTTATGTCATCCTCCGAGTGCATTAATATAGGTACGCTTGCACGTGATGCGAGGATTGGTATACTATCTAAGACGGGAGGAGATGCCAAGAAGATGTTTACGGACAAGGTAGTTCCGATTAACGTAAGGCTTCCGTTCTTCTTTAGACCCGTAATGGATGGTATGGATAAGCCAAAGACAGAGCTTGCATTCAGAGTTCCTGCGTCAAAGATAACTAAGAAGAATATGTACGAGACTGACGATAGCGATATCGAGGGTCTTGACACATCAATAGATTGGAAGAATACGGATGACAACAGCTACGATGGTGAGAAGCTATTGTTCTTAGCTCACGATGAGAGTGCTAAATGGCTTAAGCCAAATAACATAAAAGACAATTGGAGGGTAACTAAAACCTGTCTACGTCTAGGTATGAAGATAATAGGTAAGTGTATGATGGGGTCAACCTCAAATGCACTTAGCAAGGGAGGTCAGAACTACAAGGACATCTACGAGGATTCAAATGTATCGCAAAGGAATAAGAATGGTCAGACTAAGAGTGGTCTTTATGGTTTATTTATACCAATGGAATGGAATATGGAGGGCTTTATCGACAGATATGGTATGCCTGTGTTCAATACACCTGAAGCTCCTGTTCTTGGCGTTGATGGAAGGTTAATTAAGAGTGGAGCTGTAGACTATTGGAGCAATGAGGTAGAGTCTCTTAAGAACGATGCGGATGCATTAAATGAGTTCTATCGTCAGTTTCCAAGGACAGAGTCTCACGCGTTTAGGGATGAGAGCAAGCAGTCTCTATTTAACCTAACAAAAATATATCAGCAGATAGACTACAACGACTCTTTAATAAAAGAGCACCACGTAACAAGGGGATCGTTCTCTTGGAAGAACGGTATAAAGGATACTGAGGTTATATTTAGCCCGAACAACAGTGGAAGGTTCTTTATCTCTTGGAATCCTAAGCAGCATATGCAAAATAGGATGGTAACTAAGAACGGTGTTAAGTATCCCGGCAATGATCATCTAGGTGCATTTGGTTGTGACTCTTATGACATCTCAGGTGTTGTTGGTGGAGGTGGCTCTAACGGAGCTCTCCACGGATTGACCACCTACCATATGGACGAAGCTCCTGTAAACACTTTCTTTCTAGAGTACATAGCAAGACCTCAGACAGCTGAGATCTTTTATGAGGATGTTCTAATGGCGTGTGTTTTTTATGGTATGCCAATACTTATAGAGAACAACAAGCCAAGGCTACTATATCACTTTAAGAATAGGGGGTACAGAGGTTTCTGTATGAACAGACCTGACAAGCAGTACAACAACCTATCTAAGACAGAGAGAGAGTTAGGTGGTATACCAAACAGTAGTGAGGACGTTAAGCAGGCTCACGCCTCTGCTATTGAGTCTTACATTGAGAAGTACATAGGTATGGATATGGATGGCACTTATAGAGATGCGGGTGATATGGGTGATATGATATTTATACGAACGCTAGAGGATTGGGCTAAGTTTGACATTTCAGACAGAACAAAGCACGATGCTTCTATCAGTTCAGGGTTGGCTATTATGGCTACACAAAAGAACCTATACCTTCCTGAGAAAAAACAATCAAAAATAAAGATTAACTTTGCAAGGTACAGCAATAAAGGAACGCTAAGCGAAATAATTAGATGAAAGATGTTAAAATAGATATCACATCTGCGGGGTTTCCAAGCCAATTTGTTTCCGATAAAGAGAAGGCTTCGGAAGAGTTTGGTTTACAAATTGGGCAAGCCATCCAATACGAATGGTTTCGAAAAGATGGGAACAGTAGCAGATATTACGGTCAATGGAAAGATTTCCACAGGTTAAGATTATACGCCCGTGGGGAGCAATCTGTAGCAAAATACAAGAATGAATTAGCAGTTGACGGTGATCTATCTTATCTAAACTTAGATTGGACACCTGTTCCTATACTACCTAAGTTTATAGATATCGTTGTTAACGGTATGTCTGATCGTTTGTTTAAGGTAAAGGCGTATGCACAGGATGCGATGTCTCAGTCTAAGCGAAGTGCATATCAAGATATGATCGAAGGACAGATGGTAGCTAAGCCAATCCTTCAGACGATTATGGATAAGACAGGAGCTAATCCTTTTGTTACAGATCCTGCAGAGCTTCCAAACACAGACGAGGAGCTTGCGTTGTATATGCAGCTTAACTACAAGCCTGCAATTGAGATAGCTGAGGAGACAGCTATAAATACTCTTTTTGATACAAACCACTACGATGACGTAAGAAAGAGACTAGACTATGATATGACTGTACTCGGAGTTGCAGTTGCAAAGCACGAGTTCTTGAAGGGTGATGGCGTAAGAATATCATACGTTGATCCTGCTAACGTAGTGTACAGCTACACTGAAGATCCTAACTTTAAGGATTGTTTTTATTGGGGAGAGATTAAGACTGTCCCAATTATAGAGCTAAAGAAAATTGATCCAACGCTAAAAAACGAGGACCTAGATGAGATATCTAAGTACAGTCAAAGTTGGTGGGACTACTTTAATATAGCACAGTTCTATCAGAATGATATATTCTACAGGGACACTGCTACGTTACTATACTTCAACTACAAGACCACTAAGGATATTGTCTACAAGAAGAAAATAACTGACTCAGGGAACATAAAGATGGTTGAAAAGGATGATACCTTTAATCCACCTGAGGATATGATGAAGGAGGGTAACTTTGAGAAGGTGTCTAAGACTATTGACGTTTGGTACGAGGGTGTTATGGTAATGGGTACTAACTTCTTATTGAAGTGGGAGATGTCTGAGAATATGGTTAGACCTAAGTCTGCTACTCAGCACGCTATGCCTAACTACGTTGCCTCTGCTCCACGTATGTACAAGGGTGTTATTGAGTCCTTGACTCGAAGAATGATACCTTTTGCTGATCTTATTCAGATTACTCACTTAAAGCTACAGCAGGTTATATCTAGGGTAGTGCCTGACGGTGTATTTATTGATGCTGATGGTCTTAGTGAAGTTGATCTTGGCACAGGAGCAGCATACAATCCGGAGGATGCTTTAAGGCTATACTTCCAAACAGGTAGTGTGATTGGACGAAGCTACACTCAAGATGGTGAGTTTAACAACGCTAAAGTTCCAATACAGCAGCTTACATCTAACTCAGGTGCTTCTAAGACTCAGATGCTTATAGGCAACTACAATCACTACCTAAGTCAAATAAGACAGGTTACGGGATTGAATGAGGCAAGAGACGGCAGTATGCCTGATCCAAACTCATTGGTTGGTGTACAGAAGCTTGCAGCACTTAACTCAAACACAGCCACTAGGCATATACTTGAGTCAAGTCTTTACATATACAGAACTCTAGCTGAGGCTTTGACGTATAGGGTCGCTGACATACTTGAGTACGCTGATTTTAGGGATGAGTTTATAAACCAAATAGGTAAGTACAACATAAACATCCTTAACGCTATCAAGGACCTTTACATATATGACTTTGGTATATTTATAGAGGTAGCTCCTGATGAAGAGGAAAGAGCACAGCTTGAACAGAATATACAGATGGCATTATCTAAGGGTGACATAAACCTTGAGGATGCGATTGATATACGAGATATTAAGAACCTAAAGTTAGCTAACCAACTACTAAAGCTTAAGCGTAAGTCTAAGCAAGAAAGAGAAGAGAAGCTAATGGCTCAGCAGCAGGCGATGCAAGCACAAGCTCAGCAACAGTCTCAGCAGATGGCAGGTGAAGTGGCTATGCAGAAGATTCAGATGGAGACTCAGTCTAAGATGCAGTTAAAGCAGGCGGAGATAGCCTTTGAGATAGAGAAAATGAAGAACGAAGCTATGCTTAAGTCTCAGCTAATGCAGCAAGAGTTTGACCTTAATATGCAACTAAAAGGTATAGAGGTTCAGGGTCTAGCTTCTAGAGAGAAGGAGAGAGAGGACGCTAAGTCTAAGAGAATTAGTCAGCAGAACACAGAGCAATCTAAGCTGATTAACCAAAGAAAGAATAACCTCCCACCACTTACGTTTGAGTCTAACGAGGATAGCTTAGATGGGTTTGACTTAGCTGAGTTTGACCCACGATAAACTATAATATATTTTTTATAACTTTGCAAAATAAATTTAATCTAATATGGAAATAAAAGTAAGAGAAATGGGATTGACTGAAGAGAAGTCCGTTCAGCAGGTAGAACAAGAGCTACTTGACAAGCACGAACAACAATTCAAAGATACCCCTAACGAGCCTATAGCTGAAACAACTATAGAAAACAACAACGCAGTTGAAGAGCCTGCGGAGTTAAGAGAAGAAGATGTTCTTTCATATATTGGTAAAAGATACGGTAAGCAAATAAATTCCCTTGAGGAGTTTACACGTGAGAGGGAAGAAGCTGAGGCTTTGCCTGATGATGTGGCAGCTTACTTTAAATACAAAAAAGAAACCGGGCGTGGAATTGAGGACTTTGTTAAGTTAAGCAGAGACCTTGATGAAGTAAGCCCTGATAAATTGTTACGTGACTTTCTATCTGCAACAGAGAAGGGTCTCGATTCTGAGGATATTGAATCTATGATGGAGGAGTATTCTTACGATGAGGATCTTGACGATGAATCTTTTGTGAAGAAAGCCAAGTTAGCAAAGAAAAAAATGGTCGCTAAAGCCAAGGAGTATTTTGAGTCCGAAAAAGAAAAGTACAAATCACCTATTGAGTCAATGGGTAATTCTATTTCTGAAGAAGATTCAAAGTCCCTACAGGAGTATAAGCGATACGTTGAAGAGTCGATGTCTTTAAGTGAGCAGATCCAACACCGAGAGGATTGGTACAAGCAAAAGACAGGTGAAGTTTTTGGCAATGAGTTCAAAGGTTTTGAGTTCAATATTGACGATAACAAGCTTGTTTACGCCCCTGCGGACGCGACAGAGTTGAAGAAGATACACCTAGATCCATCAAATTTCACAAAGAAATATATTGGTGAGGATGGTCTTTTGACAGACCCTGTTGGCTATCATAAAGCGTTGGCAGTCGCAATGAACCCTGAAAAGTTTGCTAAGTTCTTTTATGAGCAAGGCAAGTCAGAGGCAGTAGATGATGTGATGCGTAAGACAAAAAATATTAATATGTCTACACGACAGTCACCACAGAATATTGCTGCAGGAGGAACGACAATAAGAGAAGTAGCCCAAGACTCAGGTAAGGGGCTGCGAATTAGAAGTAGAAAGTAAAAAAAATAATTAAAAACTAAAAAAAATGTCCGTACAAGCAATTCCGGGATATGCGTTGCAGCCAAGTGCACAACAAGTCCCACTAAAAACAAACTACATTACCAACTTTGATTTCTTGAATCAGTATCTTCCTGATACTTATGAGAAAGAATTTGAGAGATATGGTAACAGAACAATCGCATCTTTCTTACGTATGGTAGGAGCTGAGATGCCTTCTAACTCTGACCTTATCAAATGGGCTGAGCAGGGTCGTCTTCATACTAAGTATGTTGATTGTACTACATCTGTTCTTGCTAACTCTGACATAGCTACATTTACTGTAAATGATGTTTTGATCCCTTCAGGAGGCGGTCCTTCAGGAGAAGGTTCTATAGCTATAAGAGTAGGTCAAACTGTTATGTTCACACTTAATACAGGTGGAGCTAGTTACAAAGCAATTGTTACAGCAGTGAACACTTCTGCAAAAACTTTTGCCGTAGCATTCTACAATGAGTTTGGTATTACTAACGCATCTGCAGGAAACAAATGGACAGTATTTATCTACGGTTCTGAGTTTAAAAAAGGAACTAACGGAATGCAAGGTTCTTTAGAAGCTAGTGATGAGATCTTCGAAAACTCTCCAATCATCATCAAAGATAAGTATGCAGTATCAGGTTCTGATATGGCTCAAATCGGATGGGTAGAGGTTACTACTGAAAATGGTGCTAATGGTTACCTTTGGTATATGAAGTCTGAGCACGAAACTCGTCTACGTTTTGACGATTACTTGGAGACTGCAATGATCGAAGCTGTTCCTGCTGAAGCGAACTCAGGTGTTGCTGCATTGACAGGAGTTAACGATCAAATTGGTAACAAGGGGTCTGAAGGTATCTTCTATGTTGTTAACGAGCGTGGGAACGTATGGGGTGGTGGTTATCCAACTACTCTTGCTGATTTTGATACTATCGTATCTCGTCTTGATAAGCAAGGTTCAATCGAAGAGAACGTAATCTTTGTTGATCGTTCATTCAGCTTTAGCATTGATGATATGTTAGCAGCTCAAAACTCTTACGGTGCAGGTGGAACGTCTTACGGTCTATTCGAAAACGATAAAGAGATGGCTCTTAACTTAGGTTTCACAGGATTCCGTAGAGGTTACGATTTCTACAAATCTGATTGGAAGTACCTAAACGATCCTACAATGAGAGGTGGATTGCCTACTTCTGCAGGTTCAGGTAAAGTAAGTGGTTTATTAGTTCCTGCCGGTTCTACTACTGTTTACGATCAGATCCTTGGTAAAAACGCTAAGAGACCTTTCTTACACGTTAGATACCGTGCTTCTGAAACTGAAGATAGACGCTACAAAACTTGGATTACAGGTTCTGCGGGTGGTGCTGAAACTTCTGATCTTGATGCAATGGAGGTTAACTTCCTTTCTGAAAGAGCAGTTTGTACTTTAGGTGCTAACAACTTCTTCTTGTTCCAAAACTAGAACAACTTAATATAGGGGTGTGTCTTTAAAGACACATCCCTTTTTTTAAATTTTAATTAAATTATATCAAATGAAAAAAATACAAGAGTCAAAAGACAAGGTTTACAAACTCACAAGATCCGAAGCTCCGTTATCTTTTATGATACCAACGAGACATACGGCACAGTTCCCATTATTATACTTCGATGAAGAGGCAAGATCAAACAGAGCACTACGCTATGCAAGGAATCAAAAGTCTCCATTTGAGGATGAGCAGGATGGAAATGCTATCCTAGAGCCCGTTATTTTTGAAGATGGTTTCTTAAGCGTTCCAAGAACAAATCCTGTACTACAAGAGTTCCTCCACTACCACCCACTAAACGGGATTAAGTTTGAGGAAGTTAATCAAGAAAGAGATGCTTCGGCAGAGGTTGAACAGATGAATGCTGAGGTAGATGCACTTATCGCAGCAAGAGAGATGACTATCGAGCAGGTAGAGATGGTTTCTCGTGTTCTATACAATAAAGATATCAGTAAAGTGTCTACTGCAGAGCTTAGAAGAGATATCTTGGTGTACGCTAGGAACTACCCAAGTTCTTTTTTGAATGTAATTAATGACCCATCATTAAAGCTTCAATCTACTGTTACTTTATTCTTTGAGAAGGGATTATTGACATTTAGAAAGAACAACAAAGAGGTTTGGTTTAATACCAACACTAACAAAACAAAAATGCTTAACGTACCTTACGGAGAAGAGCCTATGGGGATGGTATCATCATTCCTTCAGTCTGATAACGGCATAGAGAACTTTAAGTTGCTTGAGAAGTTACTGTAATTAATCATTATTCATAATAAACTAAAGGACCTCTTCTGAAAATGAAGGGGTTCTTTTTTTTTATTATCTTTGTAGAAAGGTTTACAGATGATCAACTCAGTTAGAAACACAGTTCTGTCTGTACTGAACAAGAATAACTACGGATATATATCGCCATCGGATTTTAATTTATTTTCCAAGCAGGCACAATTAGATTTATTTGAGACTTATTTCTATCAGTACAATTATCAGATTAATAAAGAGAATGCCCGCCAATCAGGTACAGGGTATGCTGATATACGCAAAAGTATGGAAGAGCTTATTGAGATGTTCTCAGTATCTAATCCATTAAGTTTAAGCAATACTCCTCCAACAATAAGTAACGTATACTACCTGCCATCTCCAACTACAACAGGTGATGACTACTACCTATTAAACAAGGTTCTTGTATATGATAATTTCATAGTAGACGGTACAACCACAGACGTAGATCCGAGTGGGAAAGAGATAATAGATTTGAGTTCTGCGTTTATTACAGATGGAGTGCAGGCCGGTGATGTTGTTGCGTTAGTAAGTGGAGGCATTACGCAGTACGTTACGATAACATTTGTTAACTCTGAGACATCACTATACACTACAGCAAGTAACGTAACCTCAACTCCGTTCAATTCAATTGGCATAAACTACAACATATACAGGGACTCGCTAGAGGAAGCAGAGAAGGTTTCGCACAGCAAAATAACTATGCTCAACAACTCTTTGTTGACTAAGCCTAACCTTACGTACCCTGCCTATACGCAGGAGGGTATCATACTAACTGCATTCCCATCTACAGTAAATAAAGTAGGTCAGGTGTTGTCTCAGTACATAAGATACCCTAAAGATCCTAAGTGGACGTATATTACGCTAGTTAGTGGAGAGCCTGCATTTTCGCAGTCGCAGCCCGACTACCAAGACTTTGAGCTTCCGCTTGATTGCGAGCCTGACTTAGTTAATAAAATTCTTCAGTACGCGGGTATGTCTATTAGAGAGCTATCAGCAGTTCAGTTTGGGCAGGGCCTTGAGCAAATAGATAATCAATCACAACAATAATAGAAAATGGGGTATATATCACAGTATCAATACTACGCTAACGGGGGTTCTAATCCTGAAGATAAAAATTGGGGATCGTATCAGTACGTATCGTTGTATGACATAGTAAACAACTTTATGTTAATGTACGCAGGAAACCACAGCCTCATTAATAACGAGGATAGGTTTAAGGTTTTGTTCCACGCAAAAAGAGCGATACAGGAGCTTAACTACGATGCGTTTAAGGAGATAAAGATACTAGAGCTTAACATTGATGATCAGCTAAGGTATGTTCTTCCGTCTGACTATGTGAATTGGGTTAGGATATCTATTGAGAACCAAGGGATACTTTACCCTCTAAGCGAAAACATACAGACTAATTGGTCTAAAGCATATCTGCAGGACAATTCAGGTAAGATATTATTTGATCAGGATGGTAATGCACTATCTCCTCAGTTTTCTAAGCTAGACTACGATAGAATTTTTACTATACAGCCGACAATATACTTAAATAGTAATTCACCGTTTAATGGCTACAACGGCTACAACGATAATGGTAATTGGTACTTTACAAGGGATATTGGTGCTAGGTTTGGCCTTAACACAGAGACAGCTAACGCAAACCCAACCTTTAGTATAAACAAGAAGGGTGGTGTTATAAACTTTAGCTCAGGGACGCAGGGACAGTTAGTTGTACTTGAGTATACATCTGATGGTATGGAGAATGGTGACGATAGCAGTATCTCTGTAAATAAGATGTTTGAAGATTATATGTACGCAGCTATTGAGTACGCGATCTTAGGGTCTAAGTTTGGTGTTCAGGAATACATAGTCAATAGAGCTAAGAAAAGAAGAAGAGCTTTGTACAACAATGCAAAAATAAGAATCAGCAATATCCACCCCGGTAGACTATTAATGAATATCAGAGGACAGGATAAATGGCTAAAATAATATGGCGAATTTATCAAGGAATTTTATAGCAGGCAGAATGAACAAGTCCGTTGATGAACGACTTGTTCCTAATGGCGAGTACATTGATGCTCTTAATATACGTATGGGTTCTACTGAGAACTCAGAGATTGGTGTTATAGAAAATGCTAAGGGAAATTTACCTCTTACTACATTAATTTATAATGGTATACCACTTAGCTCAGATGCAAGGTGCATAGGTGCTTTTGAGGATGGCACAAACGAGACTATTTATTGGTTTGTACACGACAATAACTACCCATCATCTCCTACAGGGAAGATTGATTTGGTATTATCATATGATATAAAGACTACGATACTAACGTATCATCTGATAAGTATTAGAGACGGTGCTACAAGCAATACAACACTGAACTTTGACCCTACGTATGTAATAACAGGCGTAGATAAAGTGCAGGATCTATTGTATTGGACTGATGACTACAATGCCCCAAGGCAGATTAATGTAACTAAGGGTTATGCTAATCCATCTGCAGGCGTTGACCAATTTTCAGCAGAGTCGATACTTGTAATAAAGAAACCACCTGTTGCAGCTCCGGTTGTTGTACCAACAATTACATCAACTCAGGACAACTTCTTGGAGGAAAGGTTCATATGCTTTGCCTACAGGTATAGATACGATGATGGTGAGTACTCAGCTACATCTCAGTGGAGCAAGCCTGCTTTTCTACCAAATACATTTAACTACGACTTCGCTACTGCTTTAAACAGCGGTATGCAGAGTATAGCTAATATGGCTGAGGTTACTTATAACTCAGGAGGACCACTTGTAAAGGCAATAGATCTATTGTTTAAGGAGATGGACTTCCCTACAATTCGTATAATAGAGAAGATAAACAAAAAGAACGAGGGTCTTGGTGACAACACTGACTACACGTTCCAATTCCAAAATAGTAAGATATTTACAATACTAGCAGACTCTGAGATACTAAGGCTATACGATAATGTTCCTAGATTTGCTAAGGCTCAGACTATGATGGGTAACAGGCTTATGTACGGCAACTACGTTGAGGGTTATGATATGGTCGACAGCTCAGGTAGTCCTACTAGCTTGGAGTATATAGCTAAGCTAGATACCAATGAGGTAGGAAGCACTGAATTAGATTACAACTTAGATACAGGAACATATAGTTGGGATAGCCTTCAAACGATAGGCTCTTCAGTTATTTACCTTGATTTTGCTAATTTAGATTTAGTATCAGGTGCACTGTTAACTATAGAGATTCAGTACAGCAACTCTCTTTACTCAGGTGACGTACCATTACCTACAGAAACACAAGGAAATACACTTATATCATTTCCATATGTACTGCAAAAATCATTTAATAGCGTTTACGAGCTTGCTATAGACCCTGATTTTGTAGAAAAAATAGGGACGGTAAGCACAATACAAACAGTTCAAAACTCTTGTGATGGATTAACCCTTACAGATAGATTTAACTGCTCAATAGAACAAACTCTTGTAGATCCCGGAAATGTTACATTTACTAAGTATGAGAGTGGTATCTCTGCAGCGGGTCAAGCTATACAGATATTTTCATCTCCTGCGTCTACTAAAATAGGACTTCAGCTACCTGCCATTAGGTATGTAGACAATCCGATTACAAGAAGTGTCTACTCTTACTACGAGATTACTTTTGCAGCAGCACTTTATTCTGAAGTGGGAAGCCCTACGAGCTTACACAGCAACAGGGGGTATGAGGTTGGTATTGTTTATATGGATGAGTTTAATAGATCATCTACAGCTCTAGTTAGCCCTAACAATGCAGTACACGTTCCTTGCTCGGCATCTGAATTTCAGAATAAAATAAACATAACTATACCAACAGGACAGATTGCTCCTTATTGGGCAGAAAGGTATAAGTTCGTAATAAAGCCTGATAGAGATACATACGAGACAATATACTCTCAGTTCTTTTTTAGAGACCCTACATCAGGAGCTGACTACTTTTTACTTGAGGGTCAGAACTCACAAAAAATTCAGCTTGGAGATGAGTTGATAGTTAAGAAGGACACAGTAGGTCCGTTAAATACTTGTACGTACACAACTGTTTTAGAGAAAGAAGCTCAGCAGGCTGACTTTTTAAGTCCAAAGCCTGTCGATGGCAGCGGTGTAGAGTTAGCTGTACCTGCAGGTGTGTATATGAAGCTAAGGGCAAATAACTTTAGTACAACTATAGAGAGCCCCGATGGGTTACCAACAGTTCTTGATTCGGGAGAATTAAAAAGTAACACAAAAGATAGTTCTTTCTTATGTGGTGGTATAAGTATTCCTGTTAGCGTTCAAGACCCAAATAATCCTACTATGTACATAGATCTTCCTATACCGTCAGGATCAAAAATTACATTAGAGTTTGAGAGCGATAGGGAAGGCAGGGGATGTAATATAGAAGGGAGAACGTATATCTATAAAAATGATTTTACGTCATCTAAGGACTACAATAGCTTTAAAGAATGGTGGGATGGAGACAATGTAGCAGGCACACTAAACGCTGACTTTGTGGTAAGAGAAGCCACCTGTAGTGCACCTGAGCCTGTAGCAACCTATTGGCCTACTATGGTTATAACGTCCGGGGATATAGATTTTGAATGTTCAGGAGAAGTTAATTTTCAGTTTTCTAAGCTGAGTGTTATTCCTAATAATAATACTTATTTGCTTTTTGCAGGGATACAAGGGTACGGAGGTAAAAAAACTAGGACAAATAATAAAGCAAGGATTACAGTTGTACGTGCAAATAGCACTGTTGTTTTTGAAACAGATCCGCTTGATGCTGCACCAAACCTTTGGTACGAGTCATCTGAGGTTTACAATATAAATAACGCAGGAGAGCACTTGGGTAACGAAGGAGACCAAAGTCAAGTATTTGCATCTAACACCCCGGCTATTATAAACACTGACTTCTACAACTGCTACTCATTTGGTAATGGCGTAGAGAGCTATAAGATACAGGACTCTATAACAGGTAAGAGATTGTCGTTGGGTAATAGAGCCTACATAACAACTACTATAGAGTACAAGGAATCAAGAAGATTCTCTGATATCACTTATAGTGGTATCTACAACGAAGAGTCGAACATAAATAAACTTAACGAGTTTAACCTTGGTTTACTTAACTATAAAGCCTGCGAACAGTCATTTGGTCCGATAAATAAATTATTTGGTCGAGAGACTGACGTATTGACACTACAGGAAGATAAGATATCGTATGTAGTTCAAGGCAAAAACATACTTACGGATGCAGGAGGAGGCAGTGCTTTGATGGCATCGCCTGAGATACTAGCTAATCAAGTAGCTCGTATTGAGGAGTATGGTATATCAAGCAACCCTGAAAGTTTTGTTCAGTGGGGTCCTGATAAGTACTTTACAGACGCAAAAAGAGGTGCTGTTATTAAGCTTACAGGCACTGAGAGAAACAACGATCAGCTTTCTGTGATATCTCAGAATGGTATGAGGACTTGGTTTCGTGATCTATTTAACGAGTCGTTTACAACTCAAAAACTAGGTGGATTTGATCCATATATGAACGAGTACGTGTTAGCGTCTAACGAAGTTCCGCTGCCTCAAGACATTGAATGTGACAGCTGCAACACAACTGTCTCATTAAATGTATCAAGCGAATCAAGCTTTGAGTCTTGCTTTAACTTAGGTGATCTAGTCGGAGACGTAAACATTGACTACATCGTATCTGATGTTAGCGGTACATTTAACATAACAGCTGTTTACAATGGTATAACCTATACCACAGGTAATGTTACCGCAAGCGGAACTCTTACGTTCCCTAAATCTGTAGTTAACGTGTCTACTGTAGACCTAACAATAACCTCTACAGGTCTTGTAACTCTAGGGTTAATTATAAACTGCCCTGACGCTGATTCTGTCACAATATTTTTAATAACTGTGACAAGCAGCAATGAGGTTGGGTTGTTTACTACAAACCAATACAGATGGTCTGATGGTACTTTTAACTCACCGCTACATAGTCAGAACATACAGTTTGCACAGTTTTATACCAATCCTATAGTATCTCAGTACCAAACTATAACAGGACTACAGGGTGGCGGTGTAATCCCCGCAAATGGTGCAACGGTTACAATGTTCAACAACACTATTGTTCCTGACAACTTTGTATTCAATCAGTTTGAGGATAACTTTAAGTACCTAAGAACAAATACGTTGTACGAGAATAATGCGGCTGATATACAGAGCCTTCTTGCGGCAACAACGGAGGCTACTCCAATTAACCCGCCAATAAACGGTAACACTGCATACTACTCTCAGTTTACTATGCCGTCTACAGGAAGCTACTTGTATTTAGTTTGGGACTACAGAAACAGTACAGCTATACAGCTATGCTACGATGCTGACTCTAGAACTACTGCCTGCTGTGATTGTCAGGGTGAGGGAAATCCTGCTACATTTGTAATACAGGACTGTATAACAGGAGATAGCTTCTTTGCACTACAGACTCCATTCTTATTTAACATAGGTGATGTTGTTAAGTATAAAGAGGGTGCAGGAGGAGGATTTGGAGCAGACAGATGTGGAACAATTGTAAGCAATGCAATAATACCTCCAACGGCTACAATACAAGTACCGAATACATTTGAATGCGGAGACGAAATAAATTGTCCAAGCTTTTAATAAAATAAAATGGCAGATATATACTACATAGACGGCAATACTTTATCAAACTCAACTGCAATATTTACAGATGCAGAGCTAACTATTTGTGCCCCTGATGGATTCTATTCAGATGGGGTAACGTCAAGAGAGCAGGTTAGCTGCCTTCTACTTCCATCTCAGACTTGCGGCACTTGCGGCACTCCTTGTGGTGAAGAAATAGGAGCGTCAGGAGGTCAAGGTATATACCTTATAAACTTAGAGACAGGCGAAACTGAGTTGGACACGGGTGCTATATTAATTAGGTTTAACCCTGCATCTCAGCCCGATGGGATACGTGCTACGTTTAACGGAATTACTTACAATAAGCTAAGCTCTACGGTAGATGGATACCACGCATCTACATCTCCTACTTCGCATACATTTTTAGGTAGGGATGATACAGATCCTGCAAGCTGTTCTCAGATTATATCAGGAGCAACATACCCTGCAATAGAAGAGTTCTTGTACGATGGTGCTGCGTTTACTGCAACAGGAAATACTCAGTCTTTATTTATTGCAGCAGGCGATCTTTCTCTTTCAGATCCAACACCTCCGGGGTATTGCTTGATGGTTATACCTAAGGTTACTCCATCTCCTTCAATTGTAAACTTATCTATTGTTGGACCTTGCGAGACTACAGCTTGGGACATAGCAATAGCCTGCCCTGTGCAGCTTAGTGGTTACTCCTCATCTAGTTTATTTGGATCAATAGGAGCAGCTTGTTCAGCTACAAAGACTGAGGTCTATTACAATGCACCTAACGGTGTAGGGTTTGGAACTCCATCTTTATACGATTGGGTATTTTCAGACACTAATGGTCAGTTTATATTATCTGATGGTTTTTATGGATACGGAGCATCTAATCAATTTATGCAAGTTGAGAATGGGGTTATTATTGCACTAGGAACTTGTCCTTAATAAAGAATGGCAAATTATACATTAACATACGATAACGGAGTACAGGGATTTCCATCCTTCTACTCCTACAATCCCGATTGGATGATTGGGATGAATAATTACTTTTATACGTTTAACGGGGGTAATCTTTACCGTCATAATGTAAATCCTGTTAGGAATAACTTTTATGGTGTGCAGTACAGCTCAACTCTGCAGGGGGTATTTAATGATTTGCCACTTGAGAACAAGCTATTTAAGACATTAAACTTAGAGGGTGATGATTCTTGGGAGGCTAATATGAGGACCGACATACAGGACACAGGGTACATTGATGATGCTTGGTTTGAGAAGAAGGAGCAGTCTTGGTATGCATTTGTTAGGAACACAGGAACTGTGCCTGCAGGGGCTAACGAGTACGCACTTCGCTCTTTAAATGGTATAGGAAACAGCTCTTCTGTTGTTATAACTACAGGGGTTGCTACAGTAAACTACCCGCTAAATGTAGAGGTTGGTAACATAATAAGTATCGGTGATATGCTATACTTTGCACTACCACCTAACTATAGTCAGCCTATCTTGGCAGGGCAGGTTACCGCAGTTAACATTAATCTAAGGGCCGGAGTTAATCAGATTGTTATTGATACCACTATACCACTAACAACACCTATCTCTATTCAGGACGCTTACTTCTTGTACATAAAGAACTCAATTGCTGAGTCTCACGGTGTGTTGGGACACTACTGCGTATTTGATATTGAGAATACCAATACATCTAAAACTGAACTTTTTGCAGTTGAGTCCGAGGTAATGAAATCTTTTCCTTAAATTTATTATCTTTGTACAATGTATGAGGGTATTGAGTTTATTTAAAAGAAAGAAACAGAAGCCTGAAGACTTATTGAAGTTGATAGACGTTAATAGGGGTCTTCTTTGGGAAGCTATATCTGACTTTAAAGAAAGCATACAGTCAATAAATGGTGCAGTAAATCACCATACCCCTGAAATGGAAGAGCATTTTCCTCTTACGCACCACCTAAAAGATGGTCTGTACACGAGAGAGGTGCTTATGCCAAAGGGATCGCTAGTAGTTAGCTTCATACATAAGACTAACCATCCATCATTCTTTATGTCGGGTGAGATGTCAGTGCTTATGGACAATGGAGAGATCCAAAGGATACAAGCACCAATGAAGGTTATGACAGAGATTGGAACACAGAGGGTTGCGTATATGCACGAGGACTGTGTTTGGGTTTGTGTCTACAGAACAGATAAAGAAACAATAGAAGAGGCAGAGAAGGATGTTTACACAGAGAACTATCTTGACCTACCCGAACACATTATTTTAAATAAAAAATTATTATGGCAGGATTAGTAACAGGCATAGTAGGGCTTGGTATATCAGCAGGTACTACAACAATGTCGTTTATTCAAGCGAGTAACGAAAAAAAAGCACAAGCAGACTACGAGGCGGATGCTACAAAAGCATTAGCTCAGGCACGTAAAGCACTTCAAGTTAACTACGCAAAAAGTATGTCTATTCAGAAAGAGCCTTACAACCAAGAACGCCTTGCTCTATTAAGTGCAGGTGAACAGATTGCCACAGCTGCTGCTGAGAGTGAGAGAGGTGCTGCTGCAACAGCAGGTCAGTTACTAGCTGCACAACAGATGGGAGCTGCTGACATAACTAACCGTCAGACTACTGATATGCAGAACATAGAGAATGCTATACTAGAGGAAGAGTCAAGGCTTCGTGATGTAAATGTTGGTCTAGATATGCAAGAGATAGCAGGTAAGCAGCAAGCCGCTGCAGACTCTAGGTTGGCTGCAGCTCAAGCACAACAAGCAGGTCTACAGGGAATAGCAAATACTGCAGAGGCAGGAATGTCAATGATACCACTATACCAACAAACAAAGGGTATTCAGAGAGAAGCTCTTATCAATGCACAAGCAGCAGATTCTACATTTGCTAGTGGATTTAATGCAGCTACAGCAAGTAATAAAGACTTTAGAAAGTACAATAGAGAGCTAGGCGGAAAGGGTTCTGCAGGATACAATAGCGTATACCTAAGCCCTCAGTACACTACTGCATACAGTAATCTAGTAAATCCTCAGCCTGCAGCGGTACAAGACCCTGAAGTAGCTAGATTGAATATAATAAACACACCTTCAAATCTTGTAGATCCAATTAATATGGGATTAAATCAAAATCCTGCTGCAAATAAATATAGCTTATTAAATTATGGAGGTATGGGGAGCAATCTTTTCCCTTCTTTTAATCCTATGTACCAAATATACAATCCTCGTAAATCATAATATATGGCAAGTTCAACTAAAATAGGATACGTTAGTAGAGACCCTTCTGAACAGATAAATTGGGCAGAGGTTGGAGCAAACTTCACCGGAATGCTCAAGGAAGAAGCTAGGGTACGTGAGGAGAAGAAAGCTGAGATAGATAGTGCTACCCGTGAGATGCAGAGGGTGTTCAACGAGACACCAATGGGTGACTCAGGGACTCTTAATGAATGGGCTCTAGCTTTTGGTAACGATGCACAGAAGCAGTTATTAATGGTGAATACACTATTAAAATCAGGTCAGTTAAAGCCACAGGACTA